AAACGGTTCGGTATCCTTCGCGATTTGGGAGGCAACCATGTGAGCCGCACGTGGCCCTGCATCGACCAATTTCTTCTGTAAAGGCTTTAGGAAATTCTCTTCCATGGTAATCTTCAAATATCCCACATTAAACGCCTCCGATTTCCCAATGCGCCATATCGCCGCCAAAGTCTTTTTCGTCGATTTTGGTAATGTCGTACACATGATCGTACATCATCTCGATCTGCCCAACATCCAGCTCCGGCTCCACTGCCTCTCCTTTGACGAAAAAGCAATTCCCGTCAACCTCCGGGGCTTTGGTGCTTCCCGCGGACAGGGTCCATAAACCTGCTTTGTCCGCTGCCCGCCAGAACTCCAGTGGGGAAACATATCGCTTTGTCTCCCTTGTCACGCCGTCCACAGCTTTCACAGAGAACGGAATATACAGGGTTACTGCGTCCGCCCCCTCCATACCGCTTTCCCGCACGTTGACAGCCTTGGTGGCGTCCAGGAGCACCCCTTGGAGGATGGTAATATGGTTGGTCAGCTTGTCCTCAAAAGTAGCAGTGTCCGTCTCTATGGACACATTGTAAACGGTGACAGTATGCGGGAACATGTTCACCCGGAGCACCTCCCGCCTCGATACAGCAGCCCGGTATTCACCAAATACTGCCGCGCCGTGTCCAGCAGGGCGGACCGGCTGACCTCCTCTGCCTGGGCTGCGCTTTGTGCGCTTTCGCCGCCGGAGCGGTAGGCCTTGGACCATCCTCCTACCGTCTGGCTCTGGACCTCCGCGCCATCAGCGGCGCCCGCAGAGAGGCTCTTCTGTGCCAGTTCCCGGGCCGCCTCTATCGTCTGATACCGCTCTGCCAGAGCACAGCAGCACATCCTGACCGGCTCCATGCCATCCTGCGCCCTGCCCCTGGTAATATAGTCGATATACTGGCTTGCATGGAGCGCCAGCCGGGGGAAGTCCTCCACTTTGATGGCCCGTCCAAAATACTCGTTGGCATAGTAGTCGTAGTCCGCGTAAATCACGATTCCACCGCCTTTTTACGCCTCGCCCTTTTCACGGGACTGCCCGCCCCGGCCTCCAGGACGGAAGCCGGGGAAGGCTGATCAGACAGCCCGGTTAACCCCCCGTGGAGGCAACAGGAGCGTATACAGCGAAGGGGGACCGTTTGGTCTTGTCAGGCTGGAAGGCGTTGATGGGGTTAGGAATCTCCCAGCCCAGGCGCATCACGGCGCGGAGGGCAATCATATCCTGCTGGGCCAGGGAGTAAATCACTTCCTTGGTGGCGGGGTCGATGATGGTAGCCTGATCCAGAATCTTGTAGGTGACATCCTGCCGGATGGCGTACACCAGCTGGGAGAAGTCACCCGCGATCATCAGGGCCTTTTCAAAGTCAAACGCGCCGTTCATCGGGAAGGTCAGGGGGATACCGTCCAGGGCGTACTGAGTACTGCCCTGCATGTCGCTCTTGAAGATGGGCTGCCCAGTGGTGTCCTTCAGGCTCCGAAGGACGGCCCGCATCTTCACCGCACCCATGATGCCGGTAGCGGGAAACCCGGATTCCTCCACCTTCGCTACGACGCCGTCCACTCCCAACAGGTCGGTGAACGTGTCGCCGGTGTTGGCGACCACCGCACCTGCGGCATTAGCCGTATCATAGATGGAATCACGCCAGGAAGCGGGCTTGTCCACACCGAACAGAACAGCCTCGTCGATTTTCTGCCCAAACGCCTCCACCAGGCGGGGGCGCACCTCGCCCCAGATGTCGTAGTCGGAATCGTCCAGTACAGCCTCGGGAATGGGAACGATGACGGCCAATTCCTCAGCGGTGATCCGCTTCTTGGCCCACGCCATTTTCGTGGTCTGTTTAATGCCGGTATCGCTGTCCACCCAGTAGGCCGTAGGCAGCATATCCAGCACGTTCATGGTCTGGGTCTTGCTGGTCATGTTAGGCAGCCGGCGTCCCATCTGGAGGACGGCGGAGCTGGTAGTCACGCCTTGAATGATCTCTCGGGTAACGGGTTCCGGGATAAGCCCGGACAGGTCGGTTCTGGTAATGATATTTGTTGGCATATGTACCTCACTTTCTCATGCCTCGAATGAGGCTGTTCATGGTTTCATTTGCGTTCTGTGCAGGTCTTCCGCCGCCCAGTGGGGCAGACAAGTCCACATGCACCGTACCGGCAGGCGGATTGTCCTTCAAGTAAGTCTCCGCCGCCTTTTCAAAATCCACGGTATCGGTGACCAGCTTCCCGATCTTAAAAGCGTAGTAGTCCACGTCCTCAGCGGGCACGCCCTTTCCCAGCAAGAACTTCTCCCGCTTGTACTGCTCCAGCTCAGCTTGCGCGGCGGTCAGGGCGGCCTTGCTTTCGTCCCGCTCACGGGTCATCGTGTCCCACTTCTCCTTCTCGGTCTGCTGGCTCTCTTTCCACTGGTAAAAAGCGTCAAGTTCCTCTTTTTCGGGAACGCCCTTCATTGCTTTGGCAATGCGCTTGCCAACGATGGTATCCACCTCCGCCTGAGTGAAGGTCTTCTCAGGGGCAGGCTCCGGCGCGGGGGCCTGGGTGGGATCGCCATCCCCAAAGAATTGCAGCCCAATGTTTCTCAGTTTCATAGTGTTCTCCTTTTCTCGTTTTCGGCCCGGCGGCCCTGATTTAACGCCTCGCGGCCATGTTGTATAAAATCCGCTGTGCGGGTTTTACCAAAAGAAAATGAGGCCAACTATCCGAAATCCTCAGATAGTTGACCTCATTCGGTCCTTCCAGGCGAACATTTACGCCGTGGGTATTATGTTAAGTTTTCAGCCGCTTCCGCTGTATGGTCTGCGCTATGATGTTGCCATTCTTGTCTTTAAGCACCTCTACACGCAGTCCGTTGGATACAGCTGATTCAATGGCTTTGATAGTCTTTTCGTCCATGTTACTCCTTTGGCAAAAACTTGAATCCATTCCCGCACTCAATCGCCTGGTCTTCCATTACTGCACGGATATGATCACCAGACAGACCTTCTGGATACGCTTTACAGGAAGGAGTTTTTCCGATTCGATAGACGCAATCATTACAAGGAATCCATATCGCTGGTCCAGGAGGCATAGATATCCTAACCAAAAACTTGTCGTGGTCTGAAAGTTCCACATATCGTTCGCATTTTTCTTTCTCAGTTGAAAGAGACCTGAACTCTTCAAGTGTTAAACCTCTGTCAGCCATAATGTATTTCCCTCCCGCTTCTCGACAAAAAACATTGTTCCACGGCGAAATAATATCTCTTGTTCCATTGGATTATACTCTCTCATATCTCTGCCATTCCTACATCTTATGATCATTTGTATATACATAGACGGGTAATGTACTCCAGTACTAGATGACACAAAAGCGTCTTCTCGTACAAACTCTCCTTGCACATACCGCTTCCAAAATGCCTCTGCGTCCACCATGTCTTCGCTTCGAATAGAACGATATACGATCCCTTGATATTTAGGAAGTTTCAACAAAGCCTGGTCAATATCGTGCGTGATTTGGCGATATTCTTCCGTCATTGGCCCTTCTCCACGTAAAATAGCATTCAGCTTATAAGCCACCCCAGAGCTTTTATACTGGTTCAACGCATAGATATCTTTTTCAGTCATTATACCACTGTTTGCGCTCATTGTGAAGTTCTTTTCGTATTTATCTGCTGGTTTTTTTAAAATTTTATCAGCCGCTTCCTTTAAAGAGACATCGTCCACATATTGAACTTTCATCCTCTCCCGCTGCTCCGGCAGACCGGCGGCTTTGGAGAACTCCCGGTACTTCTGATTCAGTATCCGCAGTCGACTCCCGGCGGCCAGCGCATCCTCTTTCAGCCCCGCCGCCTCGAACGCTGTTTTGCGGCGTTTGAGTTTGCGGATGGTGCGTTCGATCTGCCGCTGTTTCTGCGTGGCCTGATAATCATCATACTCCCGACCCTCGAACACGGTCTTAGGCCGGTTTTCCGGCTTCATCCCCTCCAACTGGGCGTCGGTGTAGGTGCGCTCAGATACACCCTCTATGTAAGGCCAAAAGGAGTGACGGCAGTTGGCCCCGCCTATGCCCTGCACATGGCCGTAGCCGCATTTCTCAACAAAGTCGGGATAACTGTTCAAAATATCACCACCCTAAATTGATTCTCTGCATCATCCGATACATCCGTTGTGGCGTAGGCCGGGAGGCCAAAGGAGGAAAAGAACTGGTGGAGGGCGGCGGCTTTAGTCATAATTGCTCCTCCGCATAATTACCTCATTTGCAGTACTCATACATTCCGGGCATTTACATTGGTAAAAAGTTTCGTTATATTGACTGCCCGCTATGTATTCGCCTTTTTCGGCCTCGAACACGCAGCCGCAGGCACTGCAACGAAACCGTTTTGTTGCTGAAAAGACCAGTTTGGGTCTGCCGTTTTGAATAATTTTCATACCGCCCCCGCCTCCTGCCACGCTTTCCAGATTTTCGGGCCTTGAATGGCTATCCAGTCCACCATTTCCTCGTTTTTGGCCCATGCTATATCCGGGTTTAAAGCACTGTCCGCAAGCCCGCTTTGGTCGAAAAAGGCGTGGACAATCTCATGCCGAAGGACTTCTTTTTGCGCTGCTCGTATGGTCTCGGGCGGTTCATGCTCCCAGCCCTTGTAGGTGGACATATCGCACACCACGATTTGATTTATCCAGCTGTCGCAGTACCCGCCAATAGAGCGGCGTTCAAACACCTCGTCTTCGTCGTATTTCTTGACGGTGACGGTGTACTCAGCGCCCAAAACGTTTATTTTCATGTTTTCGCAGCCCTCCTCGCTTTTTCTGCCGCTGCAATCAGGTCAATGCCCAACTCAACAGAAATGCTCGAAAAATAGGCCACCAGTGCTGTAAATTCGGGAGTTGATACTTGATGTGCGCTCCCAGATACGCCACTCATTATCACTTCATAAGCGCAGCCAAGCGCCGTTTCAATCTTTTCCATGCTGTTTTTGCTGATAACCTTCATATCTCCCTCAACTTTCTGTATGGGTTCAGCCGGACTTCCAGCGGAAAACTTTCCCCTGCCATGCTGCATGGTTCTCCCAGCCCTTAGGCCCATCTATATTCCGTGCCCCCAGGTGGGCCGTGACCTCCACCAAATCCGTCTCCAGGTAGTCCATGGACTGCTCCCGGTACTTCTGGTTGAGCTGGTTCACCCCGGTCATCACTGCGCGGCGCACGGCAACGTCCAGATGGTCTATGTGGCCGCTCTCATAGGCAACGCGATTTTTCAGAGGCTTTCCGTCCTTGTTGAACGCCACGCACAGCCCGCTGTCTGCCAGCTGCCGCACCGCTGTGGAGATGGCCTGATTGTAACTGATGGCCCCGGACTGGATTTGCAGCTCTGCGCTGTCCAGTGCCCATTGATAGGCCCTTGCAGGCGGTAACATGACCCGGTGCCGCCCCTGCCGGACGAGAAATCCCATGGACTGTGTAATATTTCGGTACTGCCCCTTGGTCTGCTCATAGATCGAATGGAGGTCCTCCTGGTCTATCATGCGCTCCGGGGCTGTCACACGGGCAAGGTCGACCATCTCGGTATAGTATTGCTGATTATGGGCCACCACATCGTCCAGCAGCTTGTCCAGCTTGTCCATACCGGTGTTTGTCGACTTCGAAATGGCCTTTTTGATGCTCTCCAGGTCGATGCCGTGGGCGCGAAGAGCGCGGATATCCTGCACCGTGACCTCGTTGAGCTGGTCGGCAATTTTGAGCCGGGAACAGATTTCCTTTAACAACTTCAGCTCCAGGCCACGGTACAGCTCTGCCAGCTCCTCGGGGAGGTCGTCCAAAAGCTCCGGGGTAAATGGGTATTTCACTCAGACACCACCTATAAAAGAAAATCCCCGCCGCCTCATACCGAGATAGCGGGGATGTATAATCATGCGGCTACTCTATCCATGACAGCCAAAATGCCGCGGGCGGTCAGGATTTCGTGAATCAACAGCCGGCCCTTCTGTGTCCACTCGGTGTTTAGCACCGTATCGGGCCGTCCGTCGGAACGGGTGATGTTTATGGTCTTGGACTTGGTATATCCCTTTCCCATGTGCTTCTTATATAGAATCCACTGGCCGTTTACTTTGTGCTGGATTCCATCCTCATGAAGTATCCGGTTTAGCTGCCTGGCCGTCATATCATAATCTGCGGCGATCTGCGTCGTTGTCAACGTGCGGTCACTGGACAGAATAGTGTCTACATACTGTTTAATGGGCTGAAAATCAGCGATGGCCTGACGCTGGACTTCGTTCTCCGCTTCCAGAGCTTTCCGCTTCTCCTGTTCCTCTTTTAGAGCGGTGGCAAGCTGGATGATTGTATCCGGGTCGGAAATCAGCTTCTCTATGGTATCTGGGGTCATATAGGCCCCGTGCTTGCGAATGGAGGGGATGACTTCATCCGCAATCTTGGCCTGAAATGCTTCCGCAGCGGCGTTCTTCGCTTTCATCGCCAGGCGGTAGAAGATGTTTTCGGGTATAAAGTCATCTTTCCTCCACTTCTGGGGGAAACCAAATTCACCCAAATACTGCTCCACCCGCTCCCAACGAATCGAAGTATACTCCGTTCCGTTTTTGGTCTGCATCTGGGTAAACCCCAGCCCACGGGCGCATGCTTCGAGTTTCAGATATACAATGCCGTCCTTCTCATAGCATTCAATACCTTTGATATTCATGATTTGCATTTCATTCATACTAAATAGCCTCCTTCATTTTCCTGCTCGGTTTCACTATGTCTGCCCCAATGTCCCACAGGTAATTGAGCCAGCATTGATCATCCCTTCCTTCGCCGTACATTAGGGTCGTTTTGCGTACTGTACGTTTTCTGTGGATACTAGA